ACTCCCCAACGTCTTGAGCGACTTTCGGTAATACTTCTTTATCAGCGACTGGTGCTTCTTGGGGTGTTCCTGTTTCAATCGGTGCCTCAACTCTGGGTGCAATAGGAGGAAGTCCTTCAACTGTTCCTTTGTTGGGAGATTCAATGTTTTCATTTAATCCTTTTTGCTCAATCATTTCACCACCTTGATAATCATTATCTTCTGTGGTTGGTTCTTTCAAAGTTTCACCTAAAGCTTTCTGATGTAGTGCTTCACGCATATCATCAGGGTGCATAGACAACATCTTATCTTTGACAGTTTGTATTTGAGCTTTAGCTATTGGGTCAATGTCCTTTGGGATAGTGGGAGAAAACTGTCGCATGAACAAATTCTTAATCTGCTTATTGCCAATCTTATAGTCGCCATTTTCGTCTTTTGCGCTAAAGAAAGTCTCTTGTGGCTGACTATAACCGCCCGCACTTTCATCTGGAACTTTAGTGTTATTATTTACTTCTTGTTGTGGTTCTTGAAACCTTCCATTAGGTAACCAAGATTTAGCAAATAGTGCTCCACCGCCTGCCTGTTCAGCTAGTGAGCCTAAAGATGGTACTCCCTGTCCTTGAGCAACAGATAGGCCAGTATTAATAGCAGGATTAAGTGCAGATTGTAGTAGAACATTTTTAGCATCAGCAGTTAGTGGTGCTCCACCGAGCCGGCCTATGATGCCTCTTATACCACTAACAGCAGTCTTAGGACTAAATGAGCCACCAGAAGCTAATGCTGACGCTCCAATATCAGTTGCTAAAGCAGTCTTAGGATTAGCTTGTGCTGCCTGTTGAGCAGCATTTTGCTGTGCTTGATAAGTATCAGGAGATTCTACAGCCTGTTGTGCTTTCTGTCCACCAAGTCCACCAATCAATCCACCAATAGCTCCACCACCAATGACACCAACTAATCCTGCAACATCAGCAAGAGGGTCTTCTGGGCCAAGTCCTATAGCTTCACCAGCTAATCCACCTATCTTAGCGCCAGTTTTCATACCAGCAATAGCCCCTCCACCACCACCTAAATATGAGCCAGCATGTGCTACAGCTGTTCTACCTATTGTTTGAGGGATGCTTGGTTGACCATTAGTTTGTTGGGGCGGGGCAGCATTAGGGCTAGCATAACGAGGGTCAATGCCTTGAGCCTGTAATTCTTGAATCTCTTGTGGTGACCAATCAGTGAGTGCCATAGTAGTTATTGGCCAATTAGTCCATTATAAACTTCTGAACCTTTTTGTCTGAGGTAGTTTCGAACAGGAGTAGTTAGACGTTCATCAGCATTGACTAATCCTTGGTAACCCTGTTTAGCATACGCTTCACCACCAGCCAATACTTGTGGTATTAATCCAGAACGAATATGGTGTGCAGCTAGTTGTTTCTTCTGCGCTTGTAAAGCAGCTATCTGTGATGCAATAGTTGCTTGGTGGGCATCATGAGCAGCATCTTGTGCATCACCATGTTGCTGATGTAGTTGTTCAATAGCTGACTGAATGATAGTTGGATTAGCTCTGCTAGTAACATCTTGACCATCTTGGTATACTCTGCCAGTTGAGAAGTCAACAGAGTACCCAGGGTATTTATCAACTGGAGTTGTGGTCTGTGATACTCCTTGGCCAGTGCCTTGATAGGCTGTGCCTACCATTGGTTGTACAGCAGCGGGTGGAGGATTGTAGGTAAATCCTTTACCAGAAGATAGTGTTCCAGTCTGTCCTGCTGGTTGGCCATTTACTAGTCCACGTTGTAATGCTGCCATATTAGCAATCATTGCAGGACGAAAACTAGGATTAATTTGTCCACCAGATGGAGTTACACCGCCCGCACCTACAGTTGACACATAAGGTAAAGTGGTCATTTCATCTGGCATAAAGCCAGAACGATAGTTCTCACCAATAGTCTGCAAGTGTTGAGTGCCAGTAAGTGTGGGTAAATCAGACACAGTTTGTGCAGACTGTCCTTGTCCAATTAATGCTTGATTCTCAATGGTTGAACCTACAGCTGGAACTGATGCTTGACGGTAAGGGTTAAGTCCAATGTCATATGACAATCCACCAGCCTCAGCGGTTGGTTGCATAGTTGGAATACCAACATCCTGAGAAGTTCGTGCTTGTATGGCTCTATTCTGCTGCTCGGTTAAGTCTCCCTGTGTACCTGTTGCTCCAACTTGTCCTAATAGTCCAGTACCAAATGCGCCAGAGTCTATTGCTGTTCTATTAATATCCCCCTGATTTTGCGGAGAACCTCCAGTCATTGAGTACCATTGATTAGCATTACCGTAGCCAGCATTTTGTAGATTAGTAGCATTAGGTTGATACAACTGATTCTCAGCTATAGTTCTTTGCTGCCCAGCAATTAATGGCCGCTGATAGAAAGCACCATTAGCTTCATTCTGATAGTTAGCAATGTCAGGAGTTAATAGTCTCTGACCAAAAGAGGGATTAGAATACGGTTGAGCAACTAATTGTGGAGTAATTGGTTTGCCGCCATTACTAATAATCTGCCCATTAACATCTCTCCATACTCCATCTGGCCCTTGTTGAGCACCAAACAGTGGATTTTGGACGGGTGAACGTGGCTCAAGTATATCTCCAGCTAATGCACCTAGGAATCCCATATTATAGTTTTCCTTTCAAGTAGTCAACAAGATTAATATATCTCTGTAGTGCCCAAGCTCTGTGACAATGTTTAATGTCGTCAACACACTTCTCAATCTCTCCCCACACATATTGAAGAAGGTCAATAGAGTTTCGGACTAATGGTTCTAGCTTATCTTGTAGGCCATAATACTCCTTAACTAGTGACTTAGGTACACACTCATCTCTAAAGGCGCGGAGTATAGTCAACTGTTCACAATCATCAGGTAGACCTTTGTATTGGCAACAAGCTGTGGTTAGATAACAACCACCACCACCACCACCCAGTCCGACATTAAAAGCACTAGAACTACCAGACCCAGAACCTGCACTTGCAGAGGCATTTCCAGCTAATGGTTGAAGGAATGATGTACCGAATGTTGTTGGAGTTGTTGACAAAGCATTTCCTTGTTGTGGAGCAAATGTACCCAAACCAAAGTTGTTAGATGTATTGCCCGCACCAACAGCAACACCCAAAGGATTAAACTGAGCATTTTGTGCAGATGCAACTCCAGTTCCAACTCCTAATGCTGTACCTAAAGCTGTACGTTTGGCCTGTAAAGCATTACCAAAGTTCATTGCATTTGATACAGCATTAGTAGCATTGTCAACACCCAGATTTCCAGTGGCATAGTTGGACTGGTTCAAAGAACGTTCAACTGCTGCTTGTTCACCACCAGATAGTCCTCCTAGATTAATACTATTAATCAAGTTTGTAGCCTGATTATTCGAGGCTCCCTGAACAGGGTTTAGTTGATTATTAAGGTTAGCTGCTGCTCCAGCAACTTGACCACCCGCACCTTGCAATAGTCCTAGTGTTGAACCTGCTTGTTGGGTAGCTAAATTAGCTCCAGCTTGTTGATAACCGGGAGCATAGTTGTTAAGTTGTGATAGTCCAGAGGCAGTATAAATAGGATTAGCTGCCGCTGCTCCACCTGCTAAGGATGTATCTAATGCTCCAGCAGTTCCACCAACAACTCCAGCAGTTGATGGGAGATTCTGATTATACAGATTAATCAGTTGTTGTGGAGTAAGCTGTGGAGCGTACTGATTTTGTTGTTGTGAACTTGACACACCACCGGACATATTATTTTATCCTTTCGATAAATTTGTTGAAGTTCTTGCACCGACTATGCTTAAATCCTTCTATATTATAACCAGGAAATTGAGTCTTTGCTTTTCGGACAAACTGTTTGAGATTGTTCATTGTCATAGCTAAGTTTTCTTCAACCCATATAGTTTTACTTGCTGAACTTACTTTAGCAAGTATCATGCCAGTAATCTTATTGTTAGAATCCAAAGCAAAATAAAGACTATTTTCGTCCAATGCTTCTTTAACCATGAAAGCAATTTGTGCAATATCATAATATAAGAATGTTCTATTGCCTTTGTGCGACACAATAAAGTCTAGTAATTCTTTGAAGGTTGGCATATTATCGACCTGTAATTCTGTAAGCATATCTCCAATCTCTCCCGAAACCAACACGAGGGTTTATTTTGTCATGAGGATTTTCCACGAGTGCTACAACATCGTCGGTGCCTCTATTGGCATTTTCATGTATCTGAGCAAGCATCTGGATTGATTTCTGGTAAAATGCTGTTGCTAAATTGACATTACCCTGTTCTTCATAGCCCAACTGTAGAACCTTAGTTATGATAACTTCATCATACCCAACAGCAGGAAACTCATCATTGTCATTCTGAAACCATGGTAGAGCTTTCTTGAACATAACCTCAATCCACCCTAACAAAGGATTAGAGTTTGGTGGAAACCATGGAGCAGTTGATACATCAATAATTTGAAATTGTGCTTTCAATTTATTATTGGCCAAATACGATATTTGATTTCCATCACAGTCTGACAACACAACATTATACTGATTGACTGTAGTTTTAGTAAATGCTGAAACATCAGTATAAGTATTAACCGTTGTCATTGT